CTAATGTAACTAGCAATAATAGCATTATTATTTTTTTCATCTTAAAAACACCCCACTAAATACAAAGACTTACCCATTTGTCCGTTTTGGACTTGTGGCATTGTAAATAGCAGGGATTTTTTTAAAAGTTTCATTAATGGGTAAGTGAGACAAATCTAAGTACTATTTCTGAATCCACCAAACCTTATTTAAACATTTTCCAAAATTTGGCATATAAGGTTATGGAGTTAATAGACTTAGTAATTAACGAGGATGATAAAGATAACTCAGGGGTAACAGGGGTTGCAACCGTAGACGTTCCAGCTACCAATGAATCCTATTTCGCTTTCAATTCTCAAAAGCCTAAAAAATACACTATTCACTGTTCAAGTTCTACAAAAGGGAGCTTTAAACCAGTGGGTGATAAACAGATACTTGCGGGTGCTTTAATGATCCCAGACATGGAAATCTACCGTGTAAGTGAGGAAACAGGCAAAGAATTTAATGTAAGGTTTAAGAAGGAAACCATTGAAACGATAGTTAAGAAGTTCTCGAGATTAGGGTACGCTAATAGCATTAATCAAATGCACGACCCTAATAAGAAAATAGAAGGGTCTTATCTTTTTCAATCCTTTATTATCAATAGAGACATGGGGGTTATGCCTCCATTAGGTCAAGATCACTTACCTGATGGCACTTGGTTTGGAATGGTTTACATAGGTGATAAGGTTATATGGGATGCCTTCATAAAGACAGGAATTTATACAGGGTTTTCAGTGGAAGGGAACTTTTATGAGAAGCCAGTAGAACCCGGAACAGAGGACGAAGATGACGAAGATGAAGATTTTAAAAGGGACTTAGCTAAATGGCTTAACGAGCAAATTAAGTAAACTAATTTAATAGTCTATAATTCAAAAGGTTAACGTATCTAAATTAAACAAAAAACAAATAAAGGCATATAAGTATATGAAGTTCGATTTTTCAAAACTATCAAAGGAACAAGGCGAAAAAATTAAAGCTCTTTTAGTAGAGTTTAATGTTATCCCAGCTCCAGTAACTCCAGTAGTTACACCAACAACAACACCAGAAGTTAAAAAATTTGGTGAGGCTAAATTAAAAGACGGTACAGTAATTAAATGGGAAGGTGACTCAGCTCTAGCGGTTGGTGCTTCTCTTTTAGTAATTGACCCAGCTAATCCAGAAGGTTTCTTACCTATCCCTAACTCACCTGAAGAGGGTTATATGTTAGAAGATGGCACAATCTTTAAAGTAGAAGATGGCAAAGTAACTGAATTAACTCCAGCCGTTGCGCCAGTAGTTGAACCAGTTGAACAATCAGCTCCTGCGGTTGTGGCTCAAGTTGCTCAAATGCAATCACAGTTAGACGAAGTTAACTCTAAGTTCTCAAGTGTAACTAAGGAGAAAGAAACTCTAAACACAGAACTAGAAACTCTTAAGGCAGAATTTGCAAAGGTTAAAACCACTCTTAGCGAGACAGTAGAAATGTTTAAAACAGCTATGGAGACTCCAGCAACAGAACCAGCAGAGACACCAACTTACAAACCCCTATCAGGAATAGGATCGAAAATTAATAATTAATTAACTAAATAAAAAAATAAAACCATGTCATACGTAGTATCAAGCTTACCAGCATATACCAGACAAGACGCTAACAAACTCATTTATGAGAAATTGTTTAACGTGATTCCTACATTACAATACTGTAATGAGCAAACCAACATTAAGTCGGCTGAAACGATTGACTTGCTTTCGAGTCAAGCTTTTTGGGCTACTCAAAGCTGTTCATTCTCTGCATCAGGAGCAGATACTTTTTCACAACGTACTCTTACAGTTGGGAAAATACAAGTTCAAAAGAAATGGTGTGAGCGTGACCTAGAGCCTAAGTATCTTCAAGAGAAGATGAAGAAAGGTGGTAACTACACTTCACTTACTTACAACACTCAAATCATTGATAACACCCTACAAACAATCCAAAAAGATTTTGAACACGCTTTATGGATGGGTCAAATCGGTTCAGGTACTCATAACTTGGGTCACTTCGATGGATTCAAAACTATCGTAGATGCTATCTCTGATATTGGAACTCGTACTTATTCAGGTACAACTTATAACGAGGCTAATGCTCGTACAGCATTCAAAGGACTAGCTGACCTTATTACTCAGAACACTGATGTGTTTCGTGGTGGTGATACAGCTATTAAATTCTTCTGCTCACCTAGAACAGCTCAAACATACCGTTGGAAGTTAGCTTCTGATAACGTTGGATTCGCTGGTGCATGGCAAGCTGAGAACAAAGGTAAAACCTTTATCGAAGGAACTAACATTGAGTTAGTAGAAGTACCGGGATTATCAAGCGCAGCATTCGGAACAGTTTATGCGATTGAGCCAGAGAATATGTACTTCGGTACTGACATGGCTAACGAGGCTGAGAAGTTTGAGGTGTGGTTCTCTCAAGATAACCGTGAGATCAGAATGCACTCAGAATTTAAAGCTGGAGTTCAGGTAGCTTTCACAGGACGAGTATTTAGATACTTAGGAGTATAATAAAAAAATAGAAGGGTGGGTTAACGCTCACCCTTTTTTGTTTAATAATTAAATTTTAAAAGATGCCAGATTATTCAAGTTGTGCAATAGCCAGTGGGTACACCAAATCATGCCGTGATTCAATCGGTGGGATTAAAACGGTGTATATTACTGAACTTGCAAACAAGTCAACACTAACACATTCAAGTGGTTTAATTGCTACTTTTACTTTATCGACTGGTAAAAAGTTCTGGACATTTGAACCTGAACAAAACACGGTTACGGCTTCAGACGATGAGACTCCAAACGCAAACAACGGCACACAGTTCTTTGAACATAAGTGTACTATGCCAATCGTAAAACGTACGGCTACAATGAGTCATGTATTCCGTTTAATGGGAATGACTGATGTAATGATAATTATCTTAGATCAAAATGGTCTATACTGGTTATTGGGAGGAATTAACGGAATGAAAAAACAAGCTAGTACTAATCCATTCGGTCAGAACATGGGCGATATGAACGGGTACACTCAAGTGTTCATGGGTCAAGAACCTTACCAAGCGTTACAAGTGCCATCTAACTTGATAGCTACTTTAACAACACCTGCTTAATAAGATTTGTTTCATAGGTAGAATCCCAGCCCTGTAAGGTTGGGATTTTTTTATTATTAAACTTTTTCAAAAAAATGGCATATAAAGTTAATGATAGTCTTATCAAGTGGGGCAAATACCCGTTATTTAACATTAACAGAGAAGTCAACTTTAGTTACTCCTGTCTATGTTTTTGTATTTGAGAGCAACGCTAATCAGACTAAATTCATGTGTACGACCTCAGATTTAAGCGTAGATGCTGAGGGGTCAGCAAGAAGGAACAAGTTTATATTTACGGTACAAGCCTCCCCTAATTGGTTAGTTGGTCAAATCCTACCCCCTAATTACGGGGACTATACCTATTATGCTTATGAGTGTAGTACGGTTGTGGGGCTAGTTTATAACACAATTATTAACGCTGACTTAAGGACTTATGTACCTACTTACTTTACAACTTTAGTAGAGACCGGTCAAATGAAATACTTAGAACCAGCCACAACGGATGGAGTCTATAAAGATACAGCAGAACAAACTAAAAGCTACGAGCCAACAGTATGAGCGAAGAAAAGAAAGAGAGAATACGCTTTAGTGTAGTTGAATTTAAAAACTATACTCAAGCCTCTTATAAATATGATAACGGTCAGCCTTGGGTTAGCTGGGGAGAGTTTAACGGCTATCCTGAGTACTTAGTAGAACTTTATAATAGAAGTGCTATACATGGTTCAATCGTTAAAGGTAAAGGACATTATGTGTACGGGAAAGGGTTAACTTATACAGGTGGGGATTCTGTTTTAGATCAAGCCAAAGCATTAGCATGGCTAGATAAAGCAAATAGATATGAATCATGGAACGAGGTCTACGCTAAAACGGCTAGGACTTTTGAATTATTCAATGGGTTTGCATGGCAGATAATTTGGAACAAGGGTAAGACTGCTTTTGAGGTTTACCATTTAGACATAGCAAAATTAAGAAGGTCAAAGTGTGGTAAGAAAGTATTTTATTGTGAGGCTTGGTTAATTGATAATTATGGGGAGTTACAAGAAAACCCACACCCAGAAAACCATGAAACTTATAAAGAGTTTCCTATATTCAATCCTAACGTAAAAACTACTAGCGTATTTTATTATCGCCTAGAAGTTCCAACGTCTTTAACTTATTCTCATCTTTACCCCACTGTAGATTACTCAGGGGCTTTAATGCCTATTGAGACCCTAATAGAAATAGACGTATTTAGAAACAGCCATTTAAAGCATGGTATGTTTGCCTCTGCGCTCGTTTCTTTATTTAATGGAATGCCAACACCAGAGGAGGAGAAGAAGATTAAAAAGATGTTCGACTTCACTCATGTAGGTTCTAAGAACGCTGGTAAAGCTATCTTAAATTTTGTGGATTCGGGCGGAACGGCTGCGGATATTAAAAGCCTTTCCCAATCAGACCTTGATAAAATGTTTGAGGGTTACGAGAAGTCATGTATTCAGGAAGTATTCTCAGCTCACAGGGTTCACCCTATTCTATTTGGGGTAATGACTGAAGGAAGTTTGAGTGATACGGGAGGAGAGGCTGTGATAAAGAAATGGGATCAATTCCAAAGAGCTTATGTAGAGGGTAGACAAGAAATTATTTTAAATCAAATTAAATACTTAGGAACTGTTCAAGGCATAGACTTAAGCGGTTTAGAAGTTGAGCAAATGACACCCGTTGGTTTGGAACTTCCATTAGATGCGGTTGTACTGGGATTATTCGACCAAGCAACTCTAAGAAAACACTTTGCTAAGAAGTACGGAATAGAAGATTCTGTACCTGAGCTACAAGGTGAACAAATGGAAGCCCTACCAACAAACGATAATATAAAGAACTTAACAGGACTTCAATACAAAAGGATTCAAGGGTACATAGCTAAGTATAAGTCAGGCAAGATCACTTACGAGGAGGCTAGTCACTTTATAAAAGGTTACGGACTAGGAGATGATTATATTAAAATGGTCCTTAAGAGGGATGAGTTTAAGAGTCAGGAGAAAGTAGATACTATTATATCTTTATTTGAAAAATTTGCTATTCAAGATGATGATAGCGAGGTATTATTTGAGGAAACTGTTAAAGACGATGTAGGAAGTTTAAAGTTAGAGTTTAAAGCGCACAATTTCTTAACTCAGAAAGAACTTGAGAACTCAGTACTCGATATGATTACTGGCAATCCTTCGATAACCCCTGAGCAAATTGCTAGGCAAATACAAATCACCCCAGAGGAGGCAACAGCTATAATCACAACTTTAATTACAGCGGGTTTAATTCTTTCACAAAGTGGAGTATTAAATGTTACAGATAAAGGATTAAAGAAAGAAGTTGAACCAGTAGAGACGGAAGTTTACACGGTTTATAAATACGTAACTAGGGGAGATGTTCCAAAAGCTAAGAGTGGCTCAAGACCTTTCTGTACTAGATTACTAGCTTTAAGTTCAGCAGGGAAACGCTGGACTAGAGAGGCAATAGAAAATATCTCTAATGCTTTTGGTGAAGATGCTTGGACTTATAGAGGTGGATTTTATCACAACCCACAAGATAACGAAACGACTCCTTACTGTAGACATATCTGGGTAGGGGTAGTTAAAACAAGAAAGAAAGGAGGCTCAAATGCCTAACTATATTGTATCAGCAAACTACATAAAAAAGACTACCGTTGTTAATGATAACGTAGATGATAAATTAATTGAAGGTGCTATTGGAGATGTTCAGTTAATGTATATGAGACCTTTACTTGGGACTCGTTTATACGATCAAATCTTAAGTCAAATAGGTTCATCCACTGTTAGCGCAAACAATCAAACCTTACTAGATAGTTACATCGCCCCTTGCATGAAGTATTATGTAATGGCTGAATGTGCTTATATTTTTCAGTACAAATTTTGGAACAAGGGAATATTAGAAAGTAGCTCAGAGAATAGTCAGCCGGTAGACTTTAAAACTATTAAATTCTTAATGGATGAATATAGAAACAAGGCTGAGAAACTAGCAACAATAGCAACTCAATACTTACAATACAATTCAGCTACTTATACTTTATATTCTACCAACTCCCTTCCATACGAGGAGAGACCAAGAAAGAACAGTTATAGAACAGGGATTAGATTAGATGACCCTGATGATTGCGGATGTAATTATAATAACCCATGAGGAAATCGAGAGTAAAGAAAGAACACTTAAAAAAGTTAAAGCAATTCGAGAAAGATAATGAGAACATTAAACAAGGACATAAAACTAATACAGACACTAAAGGAGGCTCACGGTCAATTAGCGAGTGGAACTTTCTATTTTGGTGATCCGTGGGAGTTTTGTGCTTCTCAAAATATTCAATATCCTTTCTTAGGTTTGAGGTTTATTAACTCGACAGTCGAGGGTAAAATTCATACTAGGAACTTTAATATTTTTCTTTGTGACAGAGTAAAAAAAGGGGAGTTAAACGAAACAGAGGTTATAAGTGATTTAGAATTAGTCATGCTAGACCTCCACAACCAACTAAGATTAAACTTAGAGGGTAACGACCCAACAACAACACCACCCGCAACGGTGACCCCTAATCCTTCAATAACTCCTTTTACTGAGAGGTTTGAGGATGAGGTAAGCGGAGTAGAAATGAACATAGGAATAATTCAATTCAACGATAGACAAACTTGTAACATA